GTAAAGAAATTGGTTTGATTAGCAGTAGACAAGGTAGCGGGTTGTACAACGACAGCTATTTCTGCCCTGTTAGTACTGGAAGGTGCAGGTGCTACTATATAGTCACTTCCTCCATAATTGGCATAATACTTAGGCACTCCTGTAGAAGTCCGCGTAGGCCAATAATCGGCAACAAACTCTTCAGTCTTTAAAAGAAGTTTTATAATAGAGCCGTTATTAAATACATAAAGATTTTTTGTTAGAAGGACATTGTTAGGCTTTGTTAGAAAGGGATCACCTACCTCCAAGGTAGCGTCCAGGTGCGAAGTTAATTCAGGATGATCTAAGTCACGAGAAAGCCTTCTCTCCGATCTTCCAATAAAATCGGGAATAGCATCTGTAAATTCAGAATCATCGTTTTCAGCAGTATTCTGAATTTGCGACTTCAAGGTACTAAAGGTAATTGACATGAGTAGATTTTAGCACTCCTTTCACTAGAACCCAATTGTTGCGGAAGTCCATACAGCAACAGGAGGAGATACTGACACAGATGACCATACATCCCGGAAGATACCTGTCGAGGAAGCTGGAATAGTAAAGTCAACAGAATTTAAGGTGATGGATGAATTTATACAAACTTTGGCCGTGGGTGTATGGGTGAAAGTAGAATCAAGACTTACATTCTGATAGATTAAAACTATCGCCGAAGTTGGATAATTAGCCGAAGTCTTAAAGACTAAAGATTCGGGAATTAATATTGAAGCACTTGGGTCTGCCCCCAGAGACGTTTTTAGCGTAAAAGACTCCGCGATACTTGCGGCAGACTGCTGACTATAAGTAAAGTCTGTACCAAGGGTTAGGGAATTAAAATATCTACCACCTACAGATGCTCGGATATTTGAGCCTAAGCCCAAACCTAAGGTGTCATAGATATAACCGTCAGCGGTATGAGCGTCAACTTGGCTAACTTTAAAAGTTAATGACGCATATCCGAGAATGGCCGCTGTCGGAATATCGGAAGCACTTACCCCGAAAGTTAAGGTATCAGAAGTCCACGACCTGTCGTATTGCCCTCTGTCGTATGGCCCTGATCCAAAGCCATTTGTTGCCATGGCCCATTACGATGCAGAAGCGGAAAGCGTAAGACTTACATTCACAACATCGCCGTCTATGACTGAACGAATAGCTGTGAAATCTCCCGCTCCATAAAGGACACCTAGATTACCCCCAACAGTTACCTTCGAAGCTAAGAAACCACCCGCTACACAAACAGTGCCATTTATACTAAAAACGGCTGCCGTAGAAGTAACAACAGACTGGGATGATGCTGAGGCCAAGATTGCTGCTGGACGTTTTGCCGCTGCACCTGATCCTCCGGCAGTCGTATAGTCAGTAATTTCAGTGAAACCATGAGTTGCCATGGTATCGCCAGCACTAATAGTTCCAGTAGCTTTAAGTCCTACAAACCATGTGGCTGTATAACTGCTACCATTAAACTGATTTTGCAGGAGATCATTAAGACCTTCGTTTACGACGAGATTATCGAAATCATCTTCCCACTTAAGATTTCCATCTTTATCGTAGCAAACGCAAACCCAATGAGTTCCTACGTTAGTCTTTTCACCTAACATTTATTCCTCCTCAAGAACACGGTGGACCTTGCGCCGTAGTCATGCACGGAGTCCAACTTGAATCTCCTGTAGTGGCTAATACTACTTCAGGACGCGGTTGTAACAAAGCCGGATTATCTTTTGTATCTGGGGACTTATTTAAAGGAGAGTTTACTATACCGTAAGCCCCATCACTCTCCGATCTTCCCACTATAAATCCAGTTCCTGGCTCCTCTACACGATCCCTATATTTAAATCTAAATCCGGAACGATCACATATAAACCATGAATGCTTTCCAGTAGCCATTAGACAATCCTTAGACGTGGAACTATCTTCATACTAACACGTTCAGTATCAGACTCAAAAGCACGCATCAGCTTCTCTTCGTAGTCAGCTTTTAACAATTGAATGCGCTGAAAATCTACAGCAGGTCTTTTAATTCCCATGTAATAAGCCAGACCTGAAGTAAGAGCCGGAAGATACCTATAAATTATATCAGGGTTTTGGAAAGAGGCATTTATATCTTCGAGTTTTCGTATACGCCAATAATAAAATTGTTCTGTGGTGCCCGATTCAGGAACAGGCCAGATATAGAGAACAGGATTCTTTTGACGATCAAGAGCAAACTGAGAAGGACGTCCCGTTTGTTCCTTATTAGGAAGCTGCACATACTCTTCCATAGAAATTCTCTGCATTTGCAGATCGGTAACTATAGCGCCATCTGTACGCCGAAGCATTCCCTCAAGAATGTCTACTGTATCGGCATCCAAGGTATAATCTTTATCGTCGGCAACCAGAGATAAAGTTTGAGCGTCCTGAGCAAAGAGAGGAACACCCCGATTTTGAAGATCGATGAAAAGAAGATTTAAAGAACGGCGCGCAGAAACAGGTTCATCCCCAAGGACTGGTTCGCCCCCAAGCATGTCCATAGCATCATCGATAATATCCGCTATTTCTAAGAAGAAAGATGTCGTGCCTGAAGTGCTGGGCATTTCCCCTCCTTAGCTTACGTATCCAAAACCTTTTACGGCCCTACCTACTTCAGCTTTTCTGCCGGAATTCATGGGAGGGACGGGGACATAACCTTTCTGCTTCAAATGTCTAGCTTCCTTGTGAGTCATTTTGCCCATTCCTACATCACGAATACTTTTTCCGACAGCCGCACCTGAGTGCTTTGGCTTGGGTGCAGGCCCTTCAATTTTTCTCATAACTACCTCCTAAAGCGATCTCATCTTACCGACTAATTCTTTAAGCATCTCGTGGTTCTCTTCGATAAGATTTAACCGGAATTCAGTAATGTCGGTCTTTTTATCCATGGCATGTACGGTTGAGGCTACCCATCCAATAAAAGCTACCAAGCAGGCAACTAAAATTGTATATGTTACCTTACTAAACATTTTACGGAGCACGGGCATTTACAATCTTGCGTACAAGGATTGCAGGGACAGCTAGGAGAAGAACAATCATTGCATTCACAAGGCATTTATTATCTCAATCGTAAAATATAGTGGCGTGACCACCAGATGTAGGAATGCTGCAATGAATATCGGTTGAGCAGTAAACTCCCATCTCATGAATAAAATGGTCTACAGTATCTCCAGCCTTGACGTTTACTTTTATAACTGTAGTTCCTGTAGGTCCACCATCACGTAAGGTAAATTCGCCGTCTGCAGCGCCGGGATTATAAAAGATAAAACTTTTAATACGAGACCGACGATCTACTACAGTTACAGCGGTAGACACGGCGGCAGAAAATATAGCTCCAGAAGCCATCATAAAACTCCTAATTTCTTAAAGTATAGGGGAGAGGTCAAATTTAACCAACCCCTCCCCTAGCTTTTAGCTCGATCCTGCAGAACCGTACCAGCCACGCCAGTCGCTCCAGCCGAAACTGTAACGCTCGCGTGCCTTGAAACGCATATTGCCTGTATCAAAATCAGGCTCCATT